GATTAATATTGTTTTATGGTTTAGTCGCTAAACAATTTTAATTATTGATTTTTTTGTTTAGTCACTAAACTATAAAAGCATTAAAAAACCCGGGTATTGCTACCCGGATGACATTACAAAAAGGGCGGATTTTCACCGCCCTGGTTTTAGTGTTAGTGTGATAGTGTTGATTATTTCGCAAGTGTGGCATTCTCAGCAAGCCACTTCTCAAATACAGCCTTATTAACTGTATAGTTCTTTCCCTGGTATGTGAGCACCGCTGTTTCTTCAGAAACTTCTTCTTCAGCCTTTTCTTCTTCCTTGCTATCGCTGTTAGTCTCACTGTCTGTATTATGAGACTTTTCTTCAGATGGTTTTACATAATCTTTTACCATTGTGGCAAGTGTACAAGCTGACAAGTCCATTAAGTCTTTAAATACGTAACCATTGAATACTTCAGCATTCTCGAAAATATCAATAATTTTGTCATATGAGAATGGATATAAACCAGTCGCAAAGTCG